ATCAGCATGGCGGAACGCTCGGCATCGGGCTGGAGATCACCAAGGGGAACGATCTGCCGCGGTCCTGGTTCAAGCTCCAGACACTCGCGCTGGAGATGGACGAGGAGCAGGGGTTGGTTGGCGTGCGGCCCGGCCGCCCCGGCGAATTTGCCGAGATCGAGTCTGGCCGGCGGATGTCAGCAGTCGAGCGCCTGACGGAATGGATGCTCGATCAACCGCTAGCGCGAGCCGACGCCGGCGAGGCGGCTGATGCCACCGGGCTCAACCGAACGACCGTCGTCCGACTCTTTCAGGACCGGCAGCGCTTCGTGCCACTGGGCAAGGATGGCCGACGCGCACTCTACGGCGTGAAAGGCAACACATGAGGCTACACGTTGGTGCCCATCCCTATCTGGTCAATGTGTGGTCGCCTATGTGTAGCGGACAGGGTAGTAGAACACAGTTCTACCCGGTCCCGGTATGTGTGGTCGCATTAACTGTGCTTAAGGCGACCACACATACCGGGGGGTCTGGTTTCCCCCCTTTGGAAACCCCCTTTCCGGCGACGGCCAGCCCGAGCACCGGCGCGGCGATCCGCCGGCAGCACGTGCCTCGTGGGAGTTTCGACATGCCAGTGATTGACTTGTGGGACGTGCCTGACAGAAAGCCGCGCCAGCCGAGGAAGTCGCTGCGCGGTCTCGACATCACGGCGACGTGGTCTGATCTGCTGACCGCTGAGCCTCGCCTTCAGGATTTCATGGACGAGATCCTGGGCATTCCAGGCACGTCGTGGGAGACCTGTCCCGATGCTGTTTGGTACGGCTGGCAGGTCAACGATTCACGGCGCGGCATCAAGGCCCGCCTGCGGAAGTTCGTGGGTGGCGAGTTGCCGGTGTTCTTCGCGGCCTACCGTGCGCTCTACGCCTCGATGCCAATCTGTCGCCACTGCCTGGAGCGTGACGATGGTTGAGGACGACACGATCATCTGCGTCCTCTGGGCCTGCTCATGTGGACACCCAGAAGCCGACCACGACGGACCCGATACCGTGTGCCAGGCGATCATGGAAGTCGAGACCAAAGACGGCATCGAGGTATGCTCTTGTCTGGGCTTTACGGTGGCTCCAGACAGCACCCAGGACGCTGAGGGCGCTCCTGAGGCCACCAGCGAGCGTTTTGAGGCTGATCCATGATCCTCGACACCCCACCCAAACTCACTGAGCGCGGCTTTCAGCGGCAGGTCATCCGCCTCGCTAAGCTGTTCGGTTGGAAGGCCTATCACACCCACGACTCGCGGCACAGCCCGGCCGGCTGGCCTGACCTGGTGCTGATTCGGCGGCCGAGGGTGATATTCGCAGAACTAAAGACCGACCGTAACCATCTGACCGACGATCAACGCGCCTGCCTGGAGGAGCTCCGCGCCTGCGGCCAGGAAGCCTACGAATGGCATCCGAGAAACTGGAAATCCATCGAAAGGATTCTCGCCCGATGAGCATCGTTCAGGAACGAATACAGGTCGCGTTCGAAGAGGAAATGGCGCGCATCGAGCACGAGGGCGTGGGCGGCCTGGTCGGGGAGCGGTTCGGTGTCTGGCTCTATCGGCTGTATCGCCACGGCTACATCCGAGGGCACGCCGATCACTCGCGCGAGGTGAGGCAGGCCGAGGAGGCAGAGCGACGAGCCGGTATTTACCCCCAGAACGTCGACATCCGCTACGAGGGCGACAAACTCATCCTCGACGGCAAAGACCGCACGCCCGAGCGCGTGGGGGCTGACGGCTGATGGCGGCGCTGGTGGGCGCGGCGCTCCTGCTGGGTCTCGCCACCCTGGGCCCGGCCGAAGCTCCCTGGTGCGGCCCAACGAAGTTGACGGCTTACGTGAGAACCGACTACGGCCCGTACACCTTCGACGGCACGCCGATCGGCACGGCCGAGAAGATCGCGGCAGCCAGCTGGGATGTCAGGCTCGGCGCTCTCGCTGACATTCCCGACTACGGCACGGTGCGCATCGCCGATCGCGGCATGCTCGGCTCGGGCTCGCCGATGCCATGGGTCGACGTCGCCGTCTGGAGCCGCTCGGAGGCGTTCGCGCTGACGAGCGTGCGGCACGTGTGTTTTCGGCGGCCACGTTTGGGGTGATTTTTATGCTTGATTTTATTCCTGGTGACATCGTTGTCTACGACGACCACACCCACTACATCGGCTACATCGACGTGCGCGGCGTGGAAGAGGGCTGGTATCGCTGGCCGGCGGCAGAGGGCGGCTGGGCGCAGCGCAAGGTCTGCCCGGCGCCTGGCTCGGAGGAGCTCTACGAGTACGGAGCCGACCAGGCGCAACTCGCGCTCAAGCTCAGCGGAGTCGAGTTGTGAATGTCGATACCGCGGCTCGGGAACGACTGGCGGCCAGGCCGCGCGTTGGCCGCCTCGTCGTGCCGTACATGGTCGATGCTGCGCGGGAGCCGGTCGACTTCAAAGTCGTAGACGCCGATCATGTCGACGCTTGCGCACGGGAGGGTAGGTGCGGCATCTGCGGCGGGAAGATCCGCCGTGGACCAATCGCGTTCATCGGTCCCGACGACGGCCGCACGTGTTTTGCTGACCCGTGGATGCATTCCGCGTGCGCCGATTTGGCGATGTCTCAGTGCCCATTCCTGACTGGCCGCCGCGACTGGCGCGAGGATGAGGCCAGGACTGCGCCGCTGTTAGCGACGTACAGCCAGGGCATGGTGCCACTGCTCACTACGAACTGGCGCGCGCACCGCGACGAACTCGGCGCGTGGCACTTCGAGGCCGTCGGGCCACTCACCCGAATGGAAGGCGCGCGGATGAGCAGGTCGCTTGAAGAGATCCTGAACACCGGCGCCGCCAACAGTGACGAGCGTGAGCGGGTACGCGCGGCCGGTTACACCTGGAAGGCTTGCCGCTGGTGCAACGTCGTCGCCTACACGATGCAGGGGCTCTGTCTGCGCTGCGCCGAGGTCGGCCGCACGGTGAAGGCGCTGCTCTGATGTCCTGGGAGTACCACGAGCTGCCGGAGCCGCTGCGGGTGCCGCCGTGCCCAAAGTGTCGGAATCGCCTCTGGGTGCGACAGATCGTAGCCTCGATCTTCCTATGCACGGAATGCCAGCCAGCTTACGTGTTCCACGCGGTCTGGCGTGAAGAAGCGAAAACGGTACGCTCGACGTCGGCTCTGAAGTCCTCGACACCCTCAACCGCGTCGAATCTAGGAGCACGATGATGAGCGACCAGTCGGTGACAATCGCGGAGCTCCGCGCCGCACTCCGCTCGCTCGCGGATCTCTGGGCGACTACGATCGACGAGCTGACGCGGACGGCCGGCCGCGCCGAGCGCGCGGAGCAACAGGCGGACGAGCTCTTCGTCGCGTTAGCGTCCCTGCTCGAGGCGGTCGACGTCGTCACCCTCGCCGACCCGACCCACTACGAGGTGGCGAACGCCGTCGGTCTGCCGGCGCTCATCGCCCGGCAACTGGTCGAGCGGTACCGGCGAACTGCGATGACGCCATCATGACGCCCAACTGGATCTCGGAGGCCGTCCAACGGCGGAGGCCGTCGCTGTGAGCGCGGCCAGTCAGCGCGTGCTGGCCCGCAAAGGCCGGCTCATAAAAATCGCTCCAGGAGACTGCTGCCTTCAGGCAGCAGAGGAATGGGGCAGGGCCGCAGCCCGCTCGGTAACGTGTTCTCAACTGTGGAGTGGTACGCTGTCTGTGTCGGTCGGCCCACTGCATACGGCTTCGGTCTCGCAGCGCCCAACGGAACCGGCAAGGAACAGGGGCATGAGCGGGGCGACCTGCTGGCGCTGCGAACGGACCTGGCGCCTCCGCTGTCTCCGGGCTGTGGTGTGTTGGTCCGCACCGTCAACCAGCCCCCGAGTTAGAGTCTCGGTAGGTCTCAGTAGGTATGTTCTGGGACTGAATGTAGGGACGCATCCGTTGCCTGCAAGCCCCCCGCTTTAGCTGGGGGTAGTTGACCACATCAAGTCGTTTGCCGACTATCCGCTTCTCCGATTTGATGTCGCCAACGGCGTTACGCTCTGTGTCGATTGCCATGCTAAGCGGCACGCCGGCCTGGAAAAGCTGATTCTCAGCACGCGGGGTCGACGCAAAAGGAAGACGTAAATGGCCCGCCCGAGCAAGTATCGGCCCGAGACGCTCGCGAAGATCGAGGAGGCCCTGAGAGGGGGCAACACCAGACGCGCCGCCTCTGCATATGCCGGGATTAACGAGAACACGTTCGGGCGCTGGATGCTCCGTTTTAGGGATTTTGCAGAGCGCGTTACGCGTGCAGAGACCGCCGCCGAGATGTCGATGGTCGCCGTTGTCGTGAAAGCCGCCAATGCTGGTGACGGCAAAATGGCGTTCGCCTGGCTGGAGCGCCGGCGCCATCAGGACTGGGGCAAGGTGGACCGCCTGGAGATCGAGATCCGCCGCACGGCCGAGCGGGTCGCAGCACAGACGGGCGCGGACCCGGACTGGCTGGTCAAGCGTGCCGCTGAGATCGTCGCGGGCGAGTCGGGGCCGTCGTGAAACCTACGGAACGCCGTCGCGATGGCTGGCCGCTCTGCCCGTGTTGCGGCCAGGACGAGCTCGCCGTCCTCGAAACGCCGCCGGCGACGGTGTACGGCGGTTCGTTCGCCAAACGGCTCGCGTGGTTTCTGGAGCGCCCGCTGTTCTGCTACGGGTGCGGACGAGTCACGGTCGAGGCCGGCGAGGCCGCGATCGTCCCTGGCGAGACGGGGGCGGAGCGGTGAGCGAGATCCCATGCCCATACTGCTCTCCTCCGCCGGTGCCGTTTGGCGGGATGACCATCGCCTTTCTGGCGACGGATCTGTGTGACGAGCATCGTGCAGAGCTTGACCGTGGACGTTGTCCGCACGGCCACCCGTCCTGCTGTGGGCACCACGACCTCGAAGACCTGCCGATCCACGCAGGCGGCGACTGCCGATGACCCGCTACAACTCCGCCGTGCTCGCAGCTTTGCCGCTGGCTGGCGCCGAGTGGGAGGCGATGCAGGCGAGCAGGCGAGCAGACCAGCAGACCAGCAGACCAGCAGCGGACCCGCTCACCTGGGTCAGCCAGCATGCCGTGATCGTGACCCCAGGTGAAGGCGTCCGCCCCTTCGTCCCGCACGCGTTCCAGGCAACCCTGCTCACCGACCGCTCACCACGCCGTCTCGTCCTCAAGGCCCGTCAAACAGGACTCTCGACCACCATCGCCCTCGAGGCCCTCTTCTACGCCATCCATCGACCGTACGACCGCACCCTGCTCGTCTCGCGCAACCAGGAGCTGGCCACCCTGCTGATCCAGTACATTCAGGTCGCCATCGCTGGACTGTCCGACCCCCCCAAGCTGCTCGGCGAGTCCCAGAGTAAACTGGTCTTCGCCAACGGCTCCGAGATCGTCTCCCTACCAGCCAACCCGTCCACCGGCCGCGGCTACCCAGCATCCAGGGTGTACATGGACGAGGCCGCCTTCATCGCCTACGACGAGCTGATCATGCAAGGCATCCTGCCGACCCTGTCCACGGGTGGCCAGATGACCGTGCTCAGTACGCCCCGCGGCCGAAACAACCTGTTCTTCAGGCTGTGGGCCGGGCTCGACGGTGGCGCGTGGACGCACCACACGATCCGCTGGGACGACTGCCCCAGATACACGCCCGAGTGGGCCGAGCGGACCCGGCCCAGCATGACCAGGCAGGCCTGGGCCGAGGAGTACGACTGCGACTTCGTCCTGTCGGGCGATGCCGTCTTCGACATCGAGGACCTGGCGCGGTGCAAGATCGGTCACGACCCATCGCCCGATGGCTGCTCGCGCTTCATCAACGCCTGGGACATCGGACGCCGACGCGATCACACGGTCGGCATCACCATCGGCCTGAGAGACGATACCTGGCACGTCGTCGAGTACGACCGATTCCTCGCCCCGTATCCGGTCATCCAACGCAAGATCGAGGACCGCCACCGTCTCAGGCAGGCCATCACGGTCGTCGAGTCGAACGGCGTGGGCGACCCGGTCATCGAGAACCTGCTGGTCAGAGCGACACCCTACACCACCACCACCAAGACCAAGACGCAGGCCGTCCAGGCCCTGGCCATGCTGGTCGAGCAAGGCCGCTTCAAGCACAGCTCCGAGCAACTCGACCGCGAGCTCTCACTCTACGCCTGGGACGATGCAGACCTCGTTCAGGACTCGGTGATCGCCGCGAGCATCGCCGCCATCACGGCCATCCCCACACCATTGGCCGGCATCGTGGGCCGCACCATCTCCGAGGGCTGGGGCCGACCAGAAGAACCGCCACCCAATCCTGACGGCATTGAGCATTATCGCCACGACCCGTATCATGATCGGCAGAATCAGCGTCGCTCGAATGGCATGTGGGGTCTCTGATGCCTGACTCGGACGTCCAACCCCTGAGCTACCTCGGCAAGCCGGTCTCCTCGACCAGGCTGGTCGAGCTCTACACCAACGCCGAGCAGCGCTTCGGGGGCAAGGACGGCAGGACCGATCGCATCAAGCGAGCGCAGGCTCTGCGCCGCGGCTCGCTCAGAGTCACCCTCGACCCGTCCTTCCTCAAGGAGCACCCCGAGATTGACCCCCAGAGTGTCGTCTCGATCCTGCCCGAGCGCGAAGGCTACGAGCGCGACCTGATCGCCAAAGCTGGGGCCATCGAGCCGACCATCTCCAGGGAGCCGCTCGACGTCACCGACACCGCTCAGGACCAGGCCGAGGAGTACGAGTCCTACATGCGCGACGTGGCGTCCGACGAGGAGCACGGCGTTCCGTACCAGACCTTTATCGAGAAGTTCACCGAGGACGGCGAGGGCGCCGTGGTGGTGCTGCCGGCCGACCTCGACGCCGATGGCATCCCAGACTTCTACGACCGCTTGACCGAGCGGGCTGTGGCCCAGCTCGAGGATGACCAGAAGAAGCTCTACAGTCCCGACGAGAATGACCGACGAGGCCGCTATGTCAAGCGCGATAGCCAGGGTCGTCGCCAGTACAACGCGACCTACAACCGCGACCGACGAGGCCGTGACCGCAGCCGTGCCGAGTCGGAAGACGGCAAGGGCTCGTTCACCCGCGACCATGCCCAGAGCGAGAAGGCTCACGAGGCCGCGGTCAGACGCTACTTGCTGGGCCACTCGGCCTCGACCTTCCGCTTCATCCCAGCCCTGGACTGTTACCCGCTGCTCGAACGTGGCAACGGACGCCAGCGCTTTCGTGTGGCAGGGCTCGTCGAGCGCGCGGCGTTCTCCAGAGAGCAGCTCGTCGAGAAACAGTACGGCTGGGCCCAGGTCGGCAATCGGCTGATCGTGCCACAGGGCATCAAGATGGCCTGGAGCGGCACCCGAGACAGCCTGTACCTGTATACGGCCTACCTGCTCTGCCGTGACGACGACGGCATCGAGCACCCGTGCATCTTCTACACCATCGGCGGCGCCTCGACCTGGTGGGATGGTATGCCAGCCGACGATACGGGCACGGCCGACCAGGTAGCCGTGATCGACCTGTACGCCGAGCGCAAGCTCAGGGGCCGCTTCTGGCACTACGACTTCGGCTTGCACACGTCCGACGACGATCCGAACTACTACGGCCGTCCCGCCATCTGGCCGTTCCTGCCGCGCATCCTGAACATCGAGGGCATGGAGACCGCTGCGCACGTCACGGTCGACCTCAACTCGTATACGGGCCACTACTACCGCCCCGATCCCGCCATCCTGCAAGCTGACCCCGAAGCCGTGGTCGAGACTGCCACCCACACGCTCAGGCGCCCGAAGCGACCAGGACCTGGGCAGATCGAGCCGTACGCGGGTGACGTGGTCCCGTTCAACCAGGCCAGGATCGGTGACGACCACTGGCGACTCGATGCCGAGTACAAGCTGGGCCTCAAGGAAGCCATGGCGGTTGACACGATCAAGGGCGAGTCGGGCAACGCCATGCTGGTCTCGTCAAGCCAGGGCCAGACCGCCAAGCGCCACATCCGGGAAGCGGCCTTGCGCTGCTACAAGTTCTGCCTTGAGGCCGATGCTCGCATCCGACTGTCGGCCCACAAATGCCACGACGTCAAGTGGCCGATCCTCACCACCCGCGAGCGCCCCGTGGGCCACGAGGTCCGATCGCGCTACGTGGCGGTTGAGTTCAACCCTGACTGGTTGGGTGAGGACGAGAACCCACGCCTGATCGTGGACTACGGTCAGGAGTTCAACCTGGCCAAGGTCGATCTTGAGATCAACGCCATGCTCAAGGGCGCGGGCTCACTCAAGCGGGTCGCCGAGGCGCTGGGCGAGGACGACCTGCAGTCGTTCATCGTCGAGATCCAGAAGGACCGTAGACGGAACAGCCCGCAGTACCAGCAGTACCTTGATTCCCTGGTCGATAGCCTGCAGTCGAACAAGCTCAGGCAGCAGGTGACCGACTTGCAGAACGCGGGCGAGATGACGAAGCTCGGCGTGCCTGGGGCCAACAATGGCATCCCGACCGCTATCCTCCAGCGGGCGGGACAGAACGGCCAACAGCAGGCCCAGAATGGCAATGGGACGTTAGCAGGTCGTCCACCGATGGCAGCCAGCGTGCGTGGCGGGATCAACGCTGGAGCTCAGGGCGCCGATGCCGCCGCGGCCAACGCCCAGACGGCGCTGGTCGGGCCACCGGGAGCGTAGAGATGCCTCGAAAGCCGATTATGACGACCGATGAGCGGGTCATCGAAGACCTGATGCACGAGGCCCAGATGGTCGCGCCGCGCATCGCCGCCGACGAGGGCCCGCCACCGTTGAGCAAGCGGCTCAGCCAGGCCGACGAGGATCGTCTCTTTGCCCTGAAGGATGGGTCGGTCGACTACAACGATGTCTTCACCAAACTGCTCACCACCGGGCTGCCACCCGAAGAAGCCCAGCAGCTCGCCATCGTCAAGGAGCAGCCCCAACTGTTGCAGACCTACCTGCAGCCGGCACCCGACAGCGAGATGGCGCACGCGCTGGCCGTCTTAGCCGAGCATCCGTTCAGGTTCGGCCTCACCATCACGGGCCACCCGGACCCTGACGAGCAGGTCAAGCGTGCGAAGAGTCTGGCTCGACGGTCAGGGCAGCCAGCGGAGCCGATGTCTGAAGAAGCCCCTACAGGCCCGCAAACGGCGAGCCCTTCACTCTTGCCCACTGCACCCCCGAACGGCGCCCCTATGGCTTCTAGCACAGGCTACGGGGCATCTGGGCCAGCAGCTCCGCCACAGGCTACGCCACCGATGGCAGGAGGCATGTCATGAGCTACAACCCGTACCCGCCGCAGGCTATGCCATACGACGTCTACTCCCCTCAGGGACGGCAAGCGGCTGCCGCGGCTGGCGCGAACACGCTCGGGTCCAGCGGGGGCGAAATACGCTCAGAGATGTGGGACCAGTACATCGCCACCATCTCCGAGGCCATGCAAGCCTCGTCGGGATCGGCCAGGCGGGCGCTCGAAGCCCAGATGAAAGACGCTGCCGCCGGACGACAGAACGCCATCGCCCTCGAGCGGCTGCGCGGCGAGACCAGCCGCTATGGCGTCGACGCTCAGCGCGAGGTAGCTATCAAGCAACTGACCGAGAACGCGCGGCAGTTCGACAGTACGCATGCCCTCGACATGCAGAAGTTCGGCTTGAACGTCCAGCAGTTCGGGCTCGACTACGCGAAGACGGCGACCGACTACCTGTCTACGCCCGACCGCTACTTCCAGGGCTCGACCTTCATGGACGCCGCCCAGCGAGCCCGCGGCGGGATGCTGCAAGGTGCTAACTACACGGCACAGGGACAGCCAACACCGAAGACCCTCGGCGACTTCGCCGTGCTGCAGCAGAGCGGAGCGCAAGGAGCGGGTGGTGCGCCGCAGGGCTACACTATGCCGGGTGCGCCGGCCGCCACCGGGCAGGCGACGGGCGCGCCTGGGCAACCAGCAGGCCAGGGCGCACCCGGAGGCCAGGGCGCGGCTCAAGGCAGCGGGGCCGCGACGGATGGGCGAGTCCAGGCCCTCGGCTCCCTGTTCAAGGCGTTGCCGCCATCGAGTGACCTGGGCGTCAACGACCGCGACTACGCTGTACTCCGGGCCGCCCACTCGATTATTTCAGCACCGGGGGAACTGGCACCGGGCACCATTCAATCCTGGAGTCCCGGTAACAAGTCCATGCTGAGCTCAGCAGCGTCACGCCTTGGCTACGACCCGAAAGATTGGTGGGACAACCTCCAGCGCATGCAGCCCGGCCAGGGCTCAGCTACGGGGGCCTGATTCGTGCCGCCCCGCGCTCCGTTCTACCTGCCGACCGAGACGGTCTCGCATGCCGATGACCTGGAGTTCAGTAACCAAGTCAATACTGGCTTATCCGATTTAGCGTTCAGCCACATGGTCAACCAGGGCCTCGCGGGGCTCAAGTCCATGATCACACCGCAACCACAGCCGCAGGCGGCCATCCCGCTCGGGAACGAGCAGGGCGGTCCCGCGCCGTTGGACGTCATCGTCAGCCCGAGCCCCCAGGTCCAGGCGCTCGGCGGACCACCGAGCGAAGCAAGCGGCCAGGCCGGCGGGATGATTCCCGATCAGCCCATGGTTTCTTCGGCGCCCGCACCGACGCTCCCCGGGCCCACGGCCCTGCCAGCCCCCTATGCGGGTGACATCGGCACGGGCGGACCGATGGGCGCGGGGGTTCCTGATCAGACGGCACAGCGACCGTCCGCGTCACCCCAATCGGGGACGCCAGCGGCGATGCCCACGGGAGCCCCTCCTGATGCGTCGTCCTGGGAAGGCAAGGCGTACGCCGCCGCTGTGAAAGCGGGCCACCCGAATCCGAGCGAGTTCGTCGAGCAGATCCGTCAGGAGTCGGGCTATGCGCCTGACGTCATCAGCGGCAAGCGAGCGTCGTCGGCCGGCGCTCTGGGCATCGCTCAGATCATGCCAGCCACGGCTGCTGGATGGGGGGTTGACCCGCTCGATCCCGATGCAGCGCTGGTGGCCTCGGCGCAACACATGGCCGACTACTACAAGAAGTACGGCGATTCGGACCATGCGCTGGCGGCCTACAATATGGGCGAGGGCAACCTCCAGAAATACGGCCCCCACGGGCTGCCCGAGACGCACACGTACATTACCAGGATTCAGGGCGCGGCACAGCCTATGGCGGCTGCGCAGCCCAAACCACAGGCGCCGGGTCAGCCGTCGACGGAGGTGACGCAGGCTGGGCTGGATGACCCTGACAAGTGGGCGCTGTGCGGGCCAGTGGCTGCGGTGCTCGCCGCCTCAACGAGAGGCAAGAACTGGACGGTGGCCGAGGCCAAGCGGCTGGCCACCTCGATGAACCTCTGGGATCCCGGCACGGGCATGCACGGACTTGATGCCCAGACGAAACTGCTCAACACGCTGGGGGTTCAAGCCAGGACGGGCGAGGCTAACGAGCAGCACCTGGCGACCGATGCCCAGAGTGGGAATACCCCGATCGTCTCGACGCCACGGCACTATTTCATCTTGCAGGGGTACGACCCAGCGACGGGCACATTCGACACGGGCAGTAGCGGGACAGTCCTGAAAGGTGGCTCGCGTTACCTGACGCTCGCCCAGATCCAGCAACTCGGGGGTGGCATCCAGGGAGCAGCGTACATCGACAATCCAGGCAGCTCGACTCCGTCTGTGGCTGCCTCTTCGACTACCGCCGCCGTCTCGCCCGCGGCGGCGGACCCCTCCAGGAGCCCCGTCAGTGGAGCCATGCCCACTGACGGGGCAACCCCGGGGCCACCAGCCGCGCCCAGTATGCAGGCGATGTCCTACCGTATGCCACTGCAGCCAACCGCTGGGCCCGACACCGTGCCGACTGACGCTGCCGGGGCAGGACAGGTCCCGACGTTCCAGGACGACTACACCTCACAGCTTGCGCTGCAGCAACCACTCACGCCCTCTCCAGCGCCTCCGGAGGCTGCGCCTGAGGCGTCCTACACCCAGCAGGCGACCGACTGGCTGTCGGCGCTGCCAGGGCGCGCTGCGGCTGCCGTCAGTCCCTACCTGCCGGATCTGTCGCCGCGGCCAGCAGAGACGCCCGAGGAGCAGGCCATTCAGGACGAGGTGGTCAGGCAGCAGGCTGCGAACCGCGCGAGCGTGGCTGCCATCCCGTCCACCATCTCGAACGAGGGCATCGTCGGTCCGATCTCGCGTCCGATCGCATCCGCCATCGGGTCGGTCATCGGCAAAGCGCCAGCGACACCCGAGCAGGAAGCGGCGCCGTTCACGCTCCCGACGCCACTCGGCACGATCTCGGTGCCCAACATCTCGCGCACGCTCGACCCGGTCGTCCGCACGATCGCTACCCTGGAGCCAGGCCCCATCACGTACCTGGACGCTCAGCATCAGCTGGACGCAATCGACCAGCAGGCAGGCGAATGGATCAGCGCTCAGGGTCGTCAGCCATCCGTGCTCATGCCGTCGAGAGACGCTGACTGGAGAGCGGCCCATCCTGAGCTTGCTCAGCAGTATCAGGAACTCCAGGGCCAGCAGGGATTGCTCGTCGGCGGCACGGTCGGCGCCGGCGGCGACGTGCCACGCACCGGGGGCGCGCGCGGGACGATGGGGGTGGCACAGCCTTCGGGGCCTGGTGCGGTGCCGCAGGGAGCACGACGTCGCCTGATTCCCCAGGGCGCGCGGCAGATTCAGGCTACGCCTGAGGCAGAGGTCTCACGGCTCCGTCTCGACAAGTTCCCCGAGGAAGTCCGCGGCGACATCGAGGCCGCTGCCAAGGACGTCAACTACGCCCGTGAGCAACGGCGCGGCGTCATGCCCGACGAGGTGGTTCAACGCCTGGCAGCAGACGACCAGCAGTCGGTTGACGCACTCATCAAGGGCAGCAAAGCCGGCAAGACCTACAACCCAGAGGAGACGGTCGGCCTCAGAAACGCCGTCGCCTCGCAAGCCTCGGTCGTCCGTGACCTGTCCGAGCAGATAGCTACGGCCCGAGAAGCAGGCCACGCGCCCGAGCTGCTGGTCGCGCGCCGAGCGGCCGAGGCGACCAAGTTGAATGGCCTGGTGCAACTGGCCGAGGGCGCGCGCGCCGAAGCGGGGCGGACCCTGCGCCAGTACCGCCAGCAGGCGAAGCTCATCGAGTTGAACCCAGACGCCGCCGTCGAGCAGATCTACAAGAAGCTCGGCGGCCGTGACAACGCCGCAGCCGCCGTCGACGAGTACACCAAACTGGTCCAGGATGGAGCCAACCCGATTCAGTTGGCGAAGTTCTGGGCGAAGGTCGAATCGGGCGAGATCACGGGCGCGGATCTCTTTGGGCTGTACCGTCGCTTCAACATGCTGTCGGGCCCCAGGACGTTCGAGGTCAATGGCATCTCGGGCGCGGCCAACCTGGCCTATGAGGCGCTCGGGCAGGCCACCGGCCAGGTCGCCAGAGGACGGGTGTCCGAGGCAGCGTCCGAGCTCGCAGCACCACTCGCCGCCATGCCGAGAGCCTTCAAGAACATGATCGAGACCATGTTCCACGGCGTTTCGGCCGAGCAAGCAGCCCGAGGCGACATCCCCCGCAACCTGTCATCGAGGACCGACAACCCGCTGGCCAAAGCGGCCCTGACGGGCATGGAGATCCCCGACCGACTCAACGCGGGCGTCGACCAGTTCTTCCGCACCATGACCGAGGACTGGGCAGCCCGCATGCTGGCCCACAAGCAGGCTCGGGCAGCGGGGCTGACGCCACGCTCACCAGGCTGGGCCGACGCGGTCACGACCCATGTACAGGCGATCCGTGACGATCCGTCGAAGTTCCCCCAGTTGAAGGAGATGGCCGATCACGTCACGTTCTCCGAGGACATGGGCGCACTTGGCAAGGCGTTAGCAGGTGTCCAGCGGGTGCCCTACATCGGACAAGCGCTCTTCCCGTTCCTCAAGACGCCGTACAACATCGCCTCAAGAGCTGTCGACCTCTCGCCGCTGGGTATCCCCAGGACCGCGTTCGAGGCAGCCACGGGCAAGGGACGAGGGACGCAGAACATCGGACGCCGTGTCCGCGACACCACGATCGGCACGGCAGCCACCCTCTGGGCGTACGACCAGGCCCAGCAGGGCAACATCACGGGCAAGGGACCAGACGACCCCGAGAAGCAGGCCATGTTGCGGCGCACGGGCTGGCAGCCGTACAGCGTCAAGATCGGTGACCAGTACTGGTCGTACGCCAACATGGCGCCGTTCTCGTTAGCCCTCTCGATGGGCGCGGCCGCATCCGAGGCCCAGAAGTACGCCAAACCTGGCAAGACGGACACGCTCTCGATGCTGTCGGATGGAGCGGCCAGGACGGCCGGGGTAGTCTCGGACATGACGGTGCTGGCCGGACTCGGGGCGGTCGTCAAGAGCATCCAGGACCCGTCCCGCTACGGTACCCAGTGGCTGACGCAGTTCTTGCAGACCCTGATCCCAGCCGGGTCTGCCATCAACACCTACGGGCAGGCGACCGACCCGAAGATCAGACGATCCGAGCGGACCGATGTCGGGACCCAGGTCAGCCAGAACCTGGAGGCGAGGGTGCCAGGGCTCCGCCAGACAGTCCCTGCGGCGCAAGGACCGCTCGGAGAGGACATCGAGAGCGAGCAGACGGGCCTCAGGGCACTCAACCCGTTCCGTCCGACCACCGAGCGGCCAGACCCCGTGATCCAGACGTTCCTCGACGCGGGCGTGGATATCGGCGCTCCGCACCAGGCCCTGACCCTGCGCCCAGGTGCGCCGCCGATCGACCTTAGCCCTTCAGAACAACGCCGCTGGAACACGCTCAGGGGCGAACAACTGGGCCAGACGACCGCCACGCTGGCCCAGTCGCAGAGCTATCAGTCTGCCGACCGGGTAGGCAAGCAAGCAGTTCTGGCGCGCGTGCTGTCGCAAGCGGCCAACCTGGCCGATGCCCGGTTGCTGCAGGAGATGGGACAGCAGGAGATCGAGCGCCGCCTGAACGAGGCGATCCAGCAGAAGAAGGCGAGTTAGGGGGCCCCGATGGCGACGCTCTCGCAGCAAGAAGTTGAACAGTGGATCGCTCAGCACGGTGGCGCGCAGGCTGTCCAGTACGGCGTCGAGCAAAAGCAGGTCCGTAACCCGTCACCCGACATCGCGCAGCAGACGCTGTACCCGTACGTCCCGATCGAGGTCCAGGTCTGGAAGAACCCGAAGACGGGCGCCGCGCTGACCGTGCGACGGAACGACGACGGCGACTTCGAGCAGATCGAGAACGTGGGGGCGGACCCGAACAAGGCCGCCGGGCAAGCCCCGCCCGGCGGCAAACCGTTCTACGACGATCCCGAGAGCGTTGGCCAGGCCGGGCGCCGCTGGGGCTGGAATCCCGAGAGCGGCGCCTATGACGTCAACCTCGGGCCGTCGCCGACAGCGCAGGGCTCGCAGACGGCCACAGCCTCAGTGCCGGTCGAGGGCTACCCTGGCTGGACCCAGAAAACGGTCAAGGTCGGCAACGATCAAAAGACCGTGTTCATCAATCCGCAGGGCCAGGAGGCAGCCGACCCCAGGCCAGCCGCCAGAGCCCCCAACAAGTACGTCCAGACCCACCAGGACCCGGACTCGAAGAAGTGGTATGGCCTGACGCCCGACGGGAAGTGGGAGCCGATCGAGGGCGGGCCTGGCGCAGAGGCCGCGGCCCAGTCGGGTGGCCCGAACATCCCTCAGATGATCTACGGCCACACCGAAGAGGCGATCAGAGCGTACGAAGCCCAGTTGAACGCCGAGGTCAAGGCCGGCACCATGACCCCGGCCGAACGCTCCAAGCGCATGACCGAAGCCATGAACATGGCCACCCACGTCGTCAACGAAGCGACGGTCATGCAGCGCGAGCAGGAGTCGACCAGGGCCGCCTCGGCCAACCTGGCAGCCGGTCGCATGCAAGCAGCCACGACCGGCATGGGCCAGGCGCTCTCGTTCGTGCAGAACCTCAATGCGGACCTGCCCGAGCATTCGCCCCTGGGCGGCAAGGCCTTAGCGGCCATCCTGGGGCTGCAGATGGCCAACGCCCAGCGGATGGGGGCCTACCCGTCCGATCTGACCCAGAGACCTCAGTCATCCGAAGGGCGAGCCATCGCCAACGCGACCAGCGAGACCATCGGCACGGCCACCCAGCGTCTCGGGGAGCTGGCCAGGCCGCCCGCGCCGGCGCCCGTTCCACCCGCTCCCCCGGCCGACATCCCCGGTGTCAGGACGGGCGCTGCCATGACCGGCACGGGGGTCGACGCCCCCGTGATTCCTCCGCCTGTTGCTGCGCCCGTTGCGCCCGTTGCGCCAGCACCGACGCCAGGCGAGCCTGGTGGTCCGCCGCTGCAGACGACCTATCCACCCTTCCAGCCGCCCACGGTGCCCACGCCGTCCGCCTTGCCGCCAGCCGACGAGTTCGGGCGGACCCCTGCGGCGCCGGCACTCCTCCCGCCCGATACCGACTATGCGCCCTACAACGGCGATCCGTCGCAGGGACCGGTTGGGATGGTTCCGTCGTCGCAGCCCGCAGCCAGCTACGCCGTGCTCGCTCGCGGTCCAACCGCTCCTTCGCCGCTCGCCGTCCCTCCCGTCGGAAACCCACCACCAGACTACGCGGTCATGCCGTACGCGCAGATGCACGCCCGAGCGGCGAGCGTCCCACCCTGGCGGCTCGACCCTGCCGAGATCGAGCGGATGGCCGCTCTGGGTGTGCCAGAGTCGGTGATCTACGGCGTGCCCGGGAGGGCATAGTGAACGTCGCCGTGTCTACGGAACCCACGGTGCTGGCGGTCGCGCTCCAGCAAGCCCTGGCGCTGTACCGACACCGACAGTACGCCTCGGCCGAGGCGCTGCTATCGGACATCCTCGTTCGTGATCCCGGCTGCGCCCATGCCCTCCACCTGCTGGGCCTGATCTGCGAGCAGCGGAACGACCTCGATATGGCCGAGGGACTGCTCAGACGGGCGCTCACGCTCAGCCCGCATTCCAGGGTCGCGCATAACCTGGGCGTGGTCTTGATGCGGATGGGACGCCTTGATGAGGCAATCGTGGTCTATCGTCAGGCCATCGCCCTGGAGCCCGACTACGCCGAAGCCTGGACCAACCTGCTGTTTGCGCTTGACTACCACCCGTTCTCATCACCAGAGCTGCTTCGGGCCGAGCGGGCAGCGTTCGACCGCGCCTGCTGCTGCCAGTTGACAGCAGCCTCGCCACGCCACACCAACGACCCGAACCCTGAGCGCCCGCTCAGAGTCGGCTACATCTCGGCCGACTTCCGCACCACGCACTCGGCCGCTGGCGCGTTCGCCTGGATTCCTTCCCACGACCCCGCGGCCGTCGAGAGCTATCTCTACTCGAACTATCCGGGCGCCGACCCAACCGATGCGGTCTTCAAGGCCGCGGCCGAGGTCTGGAGCGAGGTCTCAGACCTCTCGACGTTGGAATTGGCGGGAGCTATCAGGGCCGATAAGATCGATATCCTGGTCGACCTCTCGAGCGTGTCGGAGGGCGGGCGTCCACTGGTGATGGCGGCCAGGTCGGCCCCGATCCAACTCTCCGGCTGGGGCTACCCGCACGGCCTAGGCATCCGCGCGCTCGACTACCTGGCATCAGACGACGTGGCCATCCCGCCCGACCACGACGACCGCTACCGCGAGCAGATCCTGCGACTGCCGACCTTGATGACCTACTCGCCCGGCCGCACGCCTGATGTGGGTGTGTCGCCCGAACACAGGCTCGGCTACCGGACCTACGGCTACCTCGGGCGGGCGATGAAGCTGAACGACCAGACCCTGGCCACCTGGGCCGAGTTGCTGCGGGCTGACCCGACGAGCAGGCTGCTGCTGAAGTCGCCCCAGTACGACGCGACCAGTATGCGGAATCGGGTGGCAGCGCCGTTGTTGGCGCTCGGGATCACCCACGACCGGATCGAGGTCAGGGCGGGTTCGAGCAGAGAGTCCCACCTGGCTGCCTATCACGACATCGACGTCGCCCTCGATCCCTTTCCGATCGGCGGGGGCGCGACCACGCTCGACGCGTGCTGGATGGGGGTGCCGACCGTCTGCATGCTGGGCGAGAACGTCTCCGGACGGATCTCGGGCAGCATCCTCACCACCATCGGCGCCGACGCCTGGATCGCCCCAGACCGTGACGCCTACATCCAGTACGCCCGCACCCGCTCCACGCCCGAGCGGGCCCACCTCAGGGAGCAGTTGGCTCACTCGATAATCTGCGACCTGCCGCGCTACGCCCGCTGGGTCGAGGACGCCTACCGCGGGATCTGGCGGGACTGGTGTCAACGCCAATGGGGCCAGGGAGTGCCGGACGCATGACCACGGCGTCACCGCTCGCACGACTGCAACCCGTCCGCTGTGCCGAATGCAGCTACCCCGTGTGCCACGTCGACCCGAGAGTGGCGGGTACGCTGGCTGGCGGCGTCTGCACCCACTGTCGGAAGGACAAGAACGGGCTTCCGAAGCGGGTTTACACATACATGCGCTACGTTGACCAGGAATCAGGGAGCGACTAGACTACCAGCAATCGCATAGCGCGCGGCTAGAAGGCCGATGCCCGAGTCAGATGACTTGGGGGTCGGCCTGTTGTGTGAACTGGGCCTCCTCCGGGTCAGGGAAGGTCCAGCGTGGAGCAGCCCGACAGCCCCCAGAATCCCGTCGTCGTAGCAGACCCGGCCCCGCAATCCACGGAGCATGTCGTTCCGAGTCGCCCCTTCTCCCTCACGAGGGCGCTCGGTCTGCCCGACAGCTCCAGTGTGACCCGTGGCCCGTCTGACGACGACGACGAGGACGACGAGTCTGCCTCCGATTCCGCCCCGGCTGGGGCGTCGAGTGAGGCAGGTGCTGGGGATCGGACGGCTGCTCCAACGGGTACCCCCCCGGGTACCCCCCCGACGAAACTGTCCCGCAGGCAGCAAGCGGCAGAAGAGAGCCGCCAGCGCATTCAGCAACTCGAAGCCGAGCGCGATCAAGCCCGTGAACAAGGCCGGGCCGAGGCGCGCGAGGCCCTCGCCCGCGAGCAGGCCGAGCGGCAGGCGCAAGAGCAGCAGGCGTCCGTGTCACGGGCCCACCTGGCCGACGTCGAACGGCTACAGCGACTGCTGCGGACGCCCGATGGGCAGCTTACGGCCGAGGACTATGCCTGGCGTGAGGACCAGAAGGAATTGCTGGCCCGCTACCCCGACGCCGAACGCCATTTCGCGGCCGAGCGTGACCATGCCATCACCGTGGAGCGCCAGCGCCAGGCTGCCGAGCGGACCGCGTTCCTGGATGGGATCGTCGCCCAGCTCAGGGCCTCGGAGGCATTGCCCGGGGTCAGCCACGACGACCTGAAAGCGGATGCGCCAACCCCGCTCGACTCCTGGGACAAGATGGCGGCCTATTTCCATGCTGCCGGTGCCAGCAGCACTGCCTCCGAGCTGCAGCCGAAGCTCGACCAGGCCCTCGAAACCATTGAACGACAGGCCGCTGAGATCAAGGATTTGCGGCTCGTCGGCCCGCGCGGTCTGGGTGCCGCCCGAGCCCCCGTTTCCGGGGGCACGTCGGCTGGCACCGAGAACGGCTCGTCCAGTTTCGACCCGCGCCGCTCAGCGCGAGATAACCTCGCCGCTGCCCTGGCTCAGGGGTCGAACGGACACTAGACGGAGTCGCAAAAATGGCCGTCACTCTCCTCCAGTTCAACATCGACACCAGGGCCGACGATCTCGAAGGCAGCCTGGTCCAGATGTTCAACGACTTCTCGCCGGTCTTCTCGGAAATCCCGATGTCAGACAACGGCGACGCGATGTTTTACGACTACGAGCAGGTCAAACTGCTCCCCAGCGTCGGCTGGCGGGCCTTCAACACGGCCTGGACCGAGTCGACCGGCGTCACCACGCCCTACCGCGAGTACCTCAAGGTGCTCGGCGGCGAGGCGAAGTGGGACGTCCAGTTCGCCAATCCCAAGACGATCACGCGCCAGACCGAACTGAAAGTCTTAGCCGCGGTCAAAGCCTGGGACGCCGCATTCTTTGAGGGCACGCCGATCAGCGACCCAAACTCGATGATCGGACTCAGGCCCCGCATCGGCGGCAACCAGTTGATCCTGAACGCCGCTGGCGGCGGTCCGCTGACCCTGGCCAAGTTGTCGAGCCTGATCGACGCCGTGCCGTTCAGTACCCGTCAAGAACAGGGCATGGTCCGCGGCCAGGGCATCCGCAAGGTGCTCTACATGAACCGCACGGTGCGGAACAAGATCGACACCCTCATCGGGGCCCAGACCGGCAGCCTGAACATCATGACCACCAAAGACGCCTTCGGCAACATGGTCGAGCAGTTCCGCGACGCCGTCATTCGTGTCGTCGAGACCACGGGTGATGGCACGACCACGCTGGGCTTCGACGAGGACCCAGGTGACGCTGTCTCCGACACGGCCTCGATCTACTGCGTGGCGTTCGGGGATGGGCTGGTCGAGGGGCGGTTCCGCACCCGTTCGGGCGGCAAAACGCTCGATGTGTTCAGGAAGGACCAGCTGGAGGCCGAGCCTCGAGGCCTCATCCGCTTCGAAGGTATGTACGGATTAGCCGTGGAGCACCCAAGATCCTGCGCCAGGTTGTATGGCATTACTAATGCCTGAGTCGCGCACGGGAGTTGTACCGATGGAACAGGATGCCGCTGCCATCCAGGCGCGCATGGACGGGCCGCCGCCCTCGCACGTCCGCAACATCAACATTGACACCCACATCGGCCAGTCCCCGCAGCGGCCGTATGCGCTGCTCGAGGACGCGATGGCCGTGATCAGCAACGGCTGGAAGGACAAGGCCGCGCTCGACGCCTCGGTCGCGAGCGCACCCGAGCCGCAGGGGCTGCCCGATGGCGCCCCCAACCCGAACGAGGTCCAGGGCGGGGATGGCGGACTCTTCCGCTACGTCATCTCGCAGGAGGCCCGCGAGCCGCTGCTGGTTGACGGCGTGGTCAACGAGACCATTCGCTTCGAGAAACGGGGCGTCAGCCTGACCCAGCAGGGCGCACGGGCAGCCACCGAGAACGGCAGTCCGAGCGACTACTGGAACGGCTTCACCTGGCTGCGTGACGGCGTCAAGCCCGAGCGAGACTTCCCGTCGATGATCAAGTCGCAGCAGCTAGACGAGGCTCAGCCGCTGGTCTTTACGGCGCCCGTCAGCTCGCAAGCCGCCGCCACCTACAAGCAGACAGCAGCGAGAGCGGAGGCTGCCAAGCCCGTCATCCCTGAAGCTGCGCCCGCGCCGGCCGAGCCCGCGCCGGCCGAGCCCGCGCCGGCCGAGCCCGCGCCGGCGGACCCGAAGCCTGCCGAGCCGAAGGCCCAGCCGAAGCCGGCGGACCCGAAGGCCCAGCCGAAAGAGAAGGAGTAATCGATGGTCAGCTTGATCTCGAACCAGGATGAGCTCCTCCGCCTGACGGGCAGCACCGGCAACCCGCTTGAGACGGTCACGACGACCGGCAACGGCACCGGCGCCAATTACGGGGCTGACCGGAATGTCCAGTTCTTCTTGATGGCCGCCGGCGCCGTGACGGGCACGTCACCCACCCTGGACGTCAAGTTCCAGGACAGTGCCGACGGCACGACCTACACCGACCTGGGCGTGAGCTTCCCCCAGGCGACCACCACCGTCGGCACGGTCATCGGCAACCTGGGTGACTTCCCGACCGTCATGGTGCATACCAAACCAGGCCGACCGTATTTGAGAGTGGTCAAGACGGTTGGCGGGACCACGCCCAGTTTCGGGTCGATGGCGGTCTTGCACACGCCGCCGACGAGCTGGTAGCAGGCGCGGAGCGCCGGAGGCAGCTGTGCCGTCAGCCTTCGTCCTACCCGCTGGCCTGATCGGGTCTGGCTCGACACGCGAGCAGTACCGCAAGCGCATCGGCCAGCGGGTAGGCAGGTTCTATCGTGGCACGGTCACCGACCAAGCCAACGAGCTGGACGCCGATCGGACCGTCCTGTCACGCACGTTGCGCTCGGACGTCGGACCGATGTCACGGCTCGATGGTCTGTACTGCTACCTCCGTTCAGGCTCGCAAGCTGGAGCCCAGCGGGCCGTCATCGACGGCACGTTCGACGGCCCGCAGGCAACGCTCATGCTCGACGCCCCCTTCTCGGCCCCGCTCCGGGTGGGCGACGAGTACGAGCTGGCGCAACTACCAGCCGAAGACTACCTCGGGGTCGGCGGTCTCAACACCCGTGTCTATGACGCGCTCTCGTCGGTCTGGATCAGGGACCGTCTGGCCTTCACGGGGGACGGCGGCTATGCCTACGATCTGCTCGAATGGCCGTGGCTTGCAAGCGACGACCAGATCGTCGGACTGCTCGACCGCGTCCTCGTGTCACCCAGTGGCAATCCGTTGCCGTCTCGATCGCCGTGGCGGATTCGCTACCAGGGCTCGACCCACTACCTGGAGACGGACCTGTCCTACCCCATTGGCACACCGTTCGAGGTCGAGGTCTTTCGCCCGTCGAACACGCTGATCCGTTCGGGCGGCGCCTGGGGATCAGGAGACGGGCTGCAGCACGAAGACGACGAAGCGATTCCGCCGGTCTCGCTCATCGCGGCGATCGGGCTGTGCTTTACCTACCAGGAGATGCTCGGGCGGGCCCAATGGCTCGGCCAGTCCGCTCCGTCGCTCGCGTACCTCGAACGAGAGTACCAGCGCTGGACGAAGACGGCCGCCCGTCTCAAGTGGGAGTACCTGCCGTACGAGATCGTGGAAGCCAGCGCGCCGCTCGTGCGGGTCTCGTACGGATCAGGCTGGATGTCCGAGAGCGGCAGACCGCGTAGCGTATAGGAGATCTGGTACTGATGCCGACCTACCAGAAACTGCGCCGGATGCTGGCCCAGGAGATCGGGCCGTTCGGGGCGTTTACCGCCTCGAACGGCGTTGCGAGCTTCGACGAAGCGGTCTGCCCTGGGGCGTTCGACTCAACCGAGCTTGCCTCGACCGCGTTCGCCTACCAGTGGTTCTACAGGAACGGCTCGACCGACGTCGCCCAACGCAGGATCAAGGGCGCAGGGCTCACGGTCGGGACCGACAACCCAGGACAGAAGGTGATCAAGCTCGACGGGCCGCTCGGCACGGCGATCGAGGCCGGCACCACGTTCGAGCTGTTCGGCCGACTGCCCGCGACGACCACGCAGACGGCTGGCGGGACGACCGTCATCATGGGCCTGCTGGAGTGCCTGAACGCAGCCCTCCATCACATCCTGGTGCCCGATCTGATCACACTGCCGCTGGTCTCCGGTCGGTGTGACTACGTGCTGGAGCCCGCCTGGCTCGACCGCGCCAGCCGCCTGGTCGAGGTCCGCGCCCCCGACGTGCGCGGCACGAAGCGGATTCCGAGCTGGCGGACCTGGCGGATCGACGAGCAAGTTGACGGGCCGATCCTGCACGTCGATGCGCCCTGGACGTTCACGTCAGGGGCGCCAGCGCTGGAATTGCGGGTCCTGCGCCCGGCCTGGACCCGGATCAAGGTGGCCGACACCTGGGTCGACAGCACGGTCGGCTTACACAACGACGCGGACGAGTGCGGGTCGGATGAGACCGCTATCGTCACGGTCGCCAAGGCGTTCGCCTACCAGGCGCTCAGAGAGTCGCGGGCGGGTGGCGATCGGGCCCGCTACGACATGCTGTATGAGCGCCAGGTACAGCTCGCTCGGGCGGTCAGAGGGTACGACAAAGACAACGACGTTGACCCAGCGGTGCCGAAGGCACCGCTGGGTCAAGCCGCGACGGGCCGCGTGGAGGCAGCCGCGTGAGAGCGATGCTCCAGGTGCCGGTCATCAGCCAGACCGATCTGGCGGGCAACACCAACGTGGTCGCAGGCGCCCAGGCCACCGTCTACGAAGAGGACGGCGTCACCCTGTTCGGGCAGCCCATCTATGCCGCTCCCAGCGGTGGCGCGACGTTGACCAACCCGCTGATCGCGGACTCGCTCGGTCTGCTCCAGGCGTACTGTGAGATCGCCCAGCCGTGCGTCCTGCAGATCGGGTCGTCGACCCTGAAGACGTCATTCACGCCTGACCCCAGGTACGTGGTCACGACCTACGGCGACGAGCGGCCGTGGGTCGACCCGCGAGACTTCGGGGCCCAGGCCAACGGCTCGTTCGACGACGGGCCAGCGCTCCGTGCGGCGATGGCGGTGGTCAACGCGGCTGGCGGTGGACGGATTCATCTCAACAAAGGCTCCTGGACGATCAAGTCCACCACCGGCTTTGCCTGTGGCGCTCAGATCAGCACCGACAACGTGACCATCGAGGGCGAAGGCCCCGAGACGGTCATGAGCAACACCGTGCTGCTGACCTACGGCTTTTTCATGGCGATCAACTACTCGAATATCGTCATCCGAAATCTCCGGCTCAACGTGACGGTGGCAGGCTCGCAGGCCATCTACCTCGATGCGAATCCGTCGGCCTCGAACTGGCTGTTGGAAAATATCCGCGTCCAGGCCGACGCCACGACCGCGAACGGCATCACGCTCACCAACGGCGGCCCAGGTGCGCTCAATGATGTTCGGTTGCGTAACGTCGATGTCCGCAAGGCTGCGGGCGATACGAGCGGGTCGGTCGGCATTGCGCTGGCCGGCTCGACCACCATCGGACTGGCGTATTACGGGCACGATCTCAGCGGCATCTACGTTGAGGGCTACCCCTACGGAATCCAGACGGGCACCGGCATTGGCTTTGAGTGCCGTCTCACCAATTTCTATTTCAAGAGCTGCCCCGTCTACGGCGCCTATCTCTACCACTGGGGCGGCGCCGTCATTGCTGATGGGCATGCCGTCTCATGCCTGTATGGCATGTACCAGGACGAGGCGTCGAGTAATCAATACTCGGTGTTCTCCAACGTCAAGTTTAGAAACAACAGCCGAGTCGGTCTGTGGGGCACGCAGTGGACCGGCACCGTCATCAACAACTGCACCTTCAGCGGCAACGGCTGGAGTGGCCTCTGGATGCAGTCTGGCTCTAACGTGAGCGTCACGGGCTGTACCGTCATTGGCAACGGTGGGGGGTCTGGCAGCGTAGATGTCGGCGCGCAGCATGGCGTCTTGATCGACCGTCTGGCCGAGATCGGCTTCAGCTCCGCCACCATTTTCGATACCATCGAGAATATGACGTTCTCCGGGTGCACGATTGCGGAGAACAGCGGTCACGGGATCTACGCCCGCGGTGTGCGGCGCGGGCTGACCATCGCTGGCTGCTCGATTACCCGGAACGGCCAAGCCAGCGCCACGGCGGCGACATCGACGTTCGGCTCCATTGCCTTCCACAACGACACGGGCGGCACGAACGGTCTCTACCTGATCGTGAAGGGCTGCACGCTCGGGAACGTTTCGGATGGCACGTCGGCGCTCGTCACGGGGAAGCAGCAGTATGGCGTTGTCCAGGCGGGCGGAACCTGGACCGGGGCGACGATCGAAGCGTGTGACATCTACGACGTCGAGACACCGATTTCCATCTCCAGCGGGTCCACCAACGCACTCGGCAATCTCCTCGTGAGCGGGAACACGCTGGCGCTGCCGGCGGGGTACCGCTGGGAAGGCAACGTCATCCGGGGTGGGACGCTCTCGACCACGCCGCTCTGGGACAACACCCGCCCGCGGAAGATCGTGGCTGGTGCCCGCTCCAACGAGGTGACGGTCGGGCTCACGCAGAGCGAGGTCCTCACCGTTCCCACAGGGGCAGGCAATGGCAAGCAAGCGCTCGGCCCCACGTACAACAACAACATTCCCACCGGCCTGCTGATCGTCGAGCACTTAGGGAGCGGCCAGGTGGCCGGGTTCTGCCTGCTGGGGACGTCGGTGACCCTGCTCTTTGGCGACACCGCGCTCTGGTCGGTGGCGAGCGCGAACCTCAAAACGGCGGTGTTGCTCGACACGTCCCCCACCCCGGATATCTATCGGATCGAGAACCGTCTGGCTTCTGCTGCCAGCGAGTCGTACCTCTGCACGCACATCGGCAACGGCACGGGCGGGAGTTTCTGATGCCGATGCCGCTCGCGGCCTGGCCCGTTGTGCTGAGCGGCATCCCCCTCAAGATCGTCAAAAGCCCGAACGTCGGGGGATCGAATGCAGTGGACGACCCAGCGGCCGAGGTCGGCCTGTCGGGCGCGTTCATGACCCAGGATCAAGCGACCACGTTCGGGCGTCGCGACGTCGTTGTCCAGCTCAACGACTTCCGCCGTGGGTCTGGGTTTCTCAGACGACGGACCGAGGCTGACGAGGGTGGGCTTGCCTGGGTCGAGAACGGCTTCTTTCACACGGGCCAGGGCATCACCCATTCCGGGCGGCTGCAGTCGAACGTCATCGCGTTAGCTGCGTCGAACCCCGCCATTCTCGACTCGCGGAGCTTCGCGGGGCATCGCTGGTGCATCACCAACGGCGGCAACGTCGTCCGTTTCGCAGCCGAAGACCCGACCACCGCGCCCGTCTACGACCCGCCGCTCAACAACTTCCTCAACCCGACCACCAGCCTGCACGCAGGCTATCTGTGTACCGCGATCGAAGTCTTCCAGAAAGCGAGCGGCGAGCCAGCCCTCTACGTGGCGGCCTACAACCCGTCCGTGCCCGGGACCATCCTGTACGAGTACGCGCTCTCGAATGCGGGCAACCACTGGACCACGTCGGCCACGTATTTCACGTTCAAGATCGAAAAACTGGTGGCGCCGGTCTGGTGGGAAGGGGCCGACGGGGTGCCTGCCCAACGGATGGTTGCCGCGATCGTCGAGCCGATCGCAACCGGCCAGGTCGCCAACGTCGTGCGGCATGTGATCGCGGGCTCCGACCCGCTGGTCCAGGCCAACTGGGTGACGCCCACAAAACTTGGCACCGACATGAGCGTCACGGGCCTGCTCGCGTTCCCGGAGTTCTTCTATGCGCTGTCGCCGAAGGGCATCCACACCGTCAACGCCTTTCGGGCCATGAACGTGACGCCCTACTGGCGAACCGGCTCGAGCTACGCCGACGGCGGGGTGTCGACCATCTACTACCACGGCATCGTGGCAGCGAGAGGGTACGGGCTGGACTACTACGACGCGACCCAGAACTATCGTCGCCAGGATGAGACGTTTGAGATCGGCCCGGGGCTGGGAGCTCAGGATGGAACGCCGATCAGGGGGCGTATCACGGCGCTCTGCCAGTACGAGGGTGCGCTGCTGATGGCGCTGTACAACCCCGAGAGCCACACCACCTACATCGGGCGGGCCTATCCGCGAGAGCGGCTGGGGATTCAGACCACCAACCCGTTCGTCCACTACTGGGCCGAGCAGGTGCTTGGAGCGAGTGCGGGCCCGGTGGGCCATCAGGTCACCCACATGATCGTCACGTCGCCTGGGGTGGCGGGGACACCCGTGCTCGGGGCGCGGGCGGTCTATCTCTGGCTGTTCTGCACCGACGAGCCGTACAACGCGGCCAGTCAGTGGGATCTCAACTACGCGGCGCTGCCGGTTGGCTCGGGCCCGCTCTCGCTGCAGGTCTCACAGGGGACGTTTGCCTACAACGCCGACATGCGAGCGTACCTGACCCACCCCAACTGGTCGGACGACCTGGCGGTCAAGTACGTGCGAAGATTTGACGTCCTGTCACAGCTCAATGGGGGGCAGGTGAGTGTGTACACCAGGGCCGACGGTCCGTTGACCAGTGTCGGCGTCATTGGCAGTGGGACCAGTGACTGGCGGCTGGCGGGCACGAGCCTGGGTGGTGATCTGACCCGCATCATCCCGCCCCAGACGGTGTCTGGGCGCTCGATCCCGATGTTGCTGACGTCGCACACGGACACGCCCACGCTCGCACCCGTTGTCGAGTCGGTCTCGCCGCGCGCGCGCGTGGTCCGCGAGACGTTCGAGACGGTCACGTTGTACGTGGTGCTCGATCAGAGCGAGACCGCCAACGGGGCCGCCGATCTGCGAGACCCGAGCGACCTGTTCGACACCGTGACCGCGCTCCAGAACGGTGGGCCGGTGGCCTACACCGACGAGGAGGGAGCCGACCACACGGTCTACGTCGAGCAAGGCTGCGCGTTCGAGAAACTCCACATCGGCGACGGCCAGTTTCAGACCGTCCTGAAAGTAGATCTGAGCCTGGTGGGCTGACATGGTGTCACAGAAGGCACTGACCCGATCCGACAGCCGCTCGAACCATACCGATCAGGTCAACAAGATCGTGGATCGCGACAAGGGCAACACCTGGGATCTGGTGATCTGGCGGCCTGACTCGCCGAGTTACGGCCTCGACCTCGACAACGCGCAGGGCAACCATGCGAACTTCGGTGGTGTGCTGCTGGTAACCGACACGGCCATCACAGCATCCGTGCCGCTCGAGATCCGTGGCTTTCACGAGCTGCGCCTCTACAACACGGCCAACACCAACAGCGTAAACCTGTACCACATCAACACCACCAACGACGTCATGAAGACGGACGATTCGTTCACCGTCGCGGTCGCCTTGACGGTGGGCGCGACGAACAGCGCGACCGATGCGGGCGACATCGCAGCACTCGGCGGCCTGAGCGTGGGCAGCTACACGAATCCATCGGCTGGCCAGATCCTCGGGACTGGCGGATTGTCGATCGGCACCTACGCCAACGCGAGCGCTGGTCAGATCCTGGGCACGGCCGGGCTGGCGATTGGCACCTACGCCAACGCTACTGGCGGGATGGGCTATCTCAGCGGCGGGTTGTCGGTTGGTGGGACGCCCACCCCGCAGGACCCGGGCGACATCTACGGGAGTGGCGGCGCGTCGTTCGGGACCTACGTCAACCCTGCCGCTGGGCAGATCGTGGCGTCAGGCTCGCTCAACCTGGCATCGACCATCTCGGCGACTGACCCAGGCGATGCCTATGTCGCGGGCGGTGTGACGGCCGGCACCTATGCCAACCCAACGGCCGGCCAGGCGTTGTTCACGGGCGGTCTGGCGGTTGGGACGTACGTCAACGCAGCGGCCGGCTACGGGTGGTTCAGCGGTGCCCTGAACGCCAGTTTGATCTCCCTGTTTGCCAAAGGCATCCAGGTGACGGGTGGGGATACGCCCGCGGCGGTCGGCTCGGTCATCAAGACGGCGGCCGGCGGGCTGGCCTTGCGAGCTGTGACCGGATCGTCAGCCGATTTCGTGCTTGTGGACGCGGCGAACACGACCAACATGATTGAGAACCTGACTGGCACGGCCACGCTCCGATTCAACGGCGGCGGGCTCATGGTCGGGACGGTAGCTGCGCAGGGCTCAGGCACGATCAACGTCGCCACCAACCTCTTCAAAAACGGGACGGCCTACACCAATCCTGACTTTGTCTTTGAGCACTACTACACGGGGCGGATCGAGCGCTTCGCCCATCACGAGGGTGCCGCTGACTACCTGGGCCTGATGACGCTGCCGGCCGTGCGTGCGTTCGTCAGCTCACGCTACCACTTGCCGCGCATCCCCCATGACGGCGCTCCGGCCGGGATCTTCGACCGCGCTGACTGGCTGCTGGAGCACGTCGAATCCCTCTACCTGCACCTGTTCGAGATGCACGACCGCCTGAGCGCACTTGAGGCGCGGTCAGCAGCGGAGCTTTGATAGAGGAGGCCACATGCCTGACGACACGAAGCCTGAAACCAAAGCCACGAAGGAGGCAGCGGCGCCATCGCTGGCCGATGCTCAGGCGGCGCTGGTGGCGCTGGACGAGCCGATCAGCGCGGTACTCGCGCAGTTCGCGACGCTCTATGTGACCAACCTCAAGCAGACGCCCTTGCTGAACGTGCTGAACGCGCTGAATGCGTGCCTGCAGAACCTCACCTCGGCCACGCAGCAGGCCGAGCAGATCAAGGGTTGACGGAAGCACCAGATCAGCAGAAGGAACGCCTGAGATGCTCGAAGCCCTGGTAAGTTTCCTCATCTTCATCATCGTCGTCTGTGTCATCGCGGCGATCGTGCTCTGGGCGGTTGCTCGTTTCTTCCCGGAGATCTATCCGCCGGCCCGCCTCATCGTGGGTGCCGTGGCGTTGATCGCCATTTTATGGGCACTGCTCGGCGTGGTCCGCTCGGGCGTCGTGAAGGCCCCATGACCAGCGAATACGAGAGCTTCTGTCGAGAGGCGGCAGCGGTCAGGGGCATCAATCCAGACATCGCGGTGGCGGTCGCCAACACCGAGGGCGGGCTTACTGAGCCGGCCAGATGCGGCGACTTTAGCGGCGCCCCGTGGTACAGCGGGAAATCGTGGTGGATGTACCAGGAGCACTACGGGGGCAAAGGCTATGAGTCCTGGGGGCACACGGCCGGCCAAGGTAACGGGTTTACATCGTTGACCAGGTGGCCCCCGGGGGAGCCGTCCGCTTGGAGGGACGCCTGTCGGTACGCTTTGAATAGAGCCAGGACCGGCGGCTGGGGCGCGTGGTACGGCGCGGCGACGATCGGCGTCAGCGGCTTTATGGGGATCGACCGGCAGTTCCAGTTCGATGCGAACGCCGAGGTCTGGGACTACGAAACGGGCACGGCCGCTCCAATCGGGAAAGTCGTCTACACCCCCAGCGAGCCGCCGCACGCGCAGGAAAATGATTTTGACTGCAGTCAGGAGTCAGCAGAGTGGAGTTTATGGTCGGTTGGCCGCAAGCCTGACGATAGTTGGATGGAAAACACCATGATCGCCGAGGGCGTGATGAGCAGCAGTCTGGGCCTGCTCAATGCGTCTGGAGCCGGGCTGGCTGACTGGCTGAATCGGTACTACGCCGAGGACGGCTACCACGCGTATAACAGCGACCCGGTCGACTTCGACGAGTTGGCCCAGGACTCTGGCCGCTACCCGATGATGATCGGCGGCCGTGCCTGGGGCCATTGGTCGGGGCTGCGCGGCTATGACGTGTCGGGCGACCTCTTGCTGTTAGCCAATCCTTCGGCGGGCTGGAAAGGCGTAGGGCAAACCCTCGACCGCCACCAGTTCAACAGGCTCGGCAGCTTCTCGGCCGTACACCTGACGCACCCTGACCTGACGACGCCGATCACAGACCCGACGCCGATCCCGCCGCCGCAGCCGGTGCCGCCTCCGCAAAGTGACCTTGAGAAGCAGTTGGCGGAGATGAAAGCGTACGTGACCGAGCTTGAGACCAGGCTGGGCGTGGCGAGCAACGACTACGCGCGTGACTTGGACGGGTTAGCGAAGGGCGTTGCCAACGTAGCAGCCGCCCTCCGCGCATTGCATCCTCAGCCGTCCTGAGGATTACGGCAGCGTCGTCCAATCGGTGTAGGCGCTGTTGCCGATGTGCTGGGTGGTGCCGGTCGAGTAGCTCCCATCCGACCCGTAGGCGCTGTGATAGTCAATGTTCCCGATACGCTGCGAGGTGCCGTTCGAGTAACTCCCATCGTCACCGGTGCAGGACGTGTAGGTGGTCGAACCGATGACCTGGGACGTACAGGACGAGGCGAAGCCGGGGGTCGTAGCGGCCGGCAGCATGAGAGCCGCGGCGAGGGCGAGAGCGGATAGTAGGCGTTTCAAAGACAGTCTCCGTAGCTTGAAAGGGCGGGGCGGCGTAGAAATAGCCATCGGTCAGGCCGGGGTCGTTCGTCGATTGGTGCCTCCTGACGGACTGAGCCTAGCTGGCGCCAGGGCCGGCGCGGGGACTGACAGCCCCCCCGACCGAAGGGAGGGGGCTTGTGCGGCCACCGATCACTCCACGACCGAGATGCAGATCAGAGCGTCCTCGGCGAGCGTGGCGTGTTCGCCCGGATACCGCATGTCCTTGCCGCGCTGCTCCGCGAACCGCTCCAGTAACTCGGTGGCGATCCGCAACTGTTCACGGAGTCGAGCGTTCTCAGCCTCAAGGCGCTCGGACTTGTCACGGAAGTGGCGAGCCCAGTGAGCGTCGGCCTCAGCCCTGGTCATTTCGGCCATGCTGTTTCCTTTCGAGATGTCGGGGGGCAGGGTCCTCCTTCGGGCGATGCTGCTCACAGTAGAGATTCCCGATCTGCCCGGTCTGTGTGGGGCGTGGGCAGAATCGGTTCTTAGCGATTCGGGTGACACAGAGTCCAGCACGGTCGCGGCTTGCGATTGATCGGAAGATCGCTATGCCCTGCTCTACGAGCTCGTCATCGCTGATGAAGCGGATAGGCGGTGGGTAACTCATCGGCCGCGCCTGCACTTCGGGCACAACTGGATGCCATCGCTGCCCTTCACAACTTGATTGCTCAGCGCTCCACACTCCCAGCAGTACAACTCGCCGGGCTTCGGTACACGTCGTGTTGCCATCACTTACTCCTTCCTACCGCCCCGCCACCAGCACCACGCCGGCCACCGTCACGAGGCCCTGGGAGAGCACGACCAGCAGCGTGGCGACGATGACGTAGAGGGCGAGGCGGGTGGTGGTCATCGTCGGATCAGATGGATCGCCAGTTGAGCCGTCATGCCGTACTCGGCTGGCAGGTCGAAGACGGCGGTTCGAGCCTGGGATACGGCGCTTGCTCCGATGGCTGCCCAGCGTGGGGCCTCGTGGTCTAACCGGTCCGCCAATTCGTCGAGCGTGGCTCGGATCGAACCGGATCGAAGATCAACGGTGATCGTTCGACGATCCGGTGAAATGTTCTGGTCTATCATGGTCCTCTCTTCCTCGCTCCTTCTTGCCGCCCGTCGCGGCCTGGGCATCAATCAGCGGTATGCGGCGCGCTCGGCGAAGTCGTTGGTATATCGTCTGGCGAGTTGTTCCTTCAGATCCTCACACGCCGTATAGAGGCGACCCTGGTCCTCGTCCGACAGATCGCCGTTGTGGACTAAATCGCTCTCCATCGCCTGTCGCAACGCCTGGGCAGCGATTCCGTACGCTTGGCGTTTGGCTTCACGACGGTTCATCGTCTCGTTACTCTCCTCTGTCTTCGCTCGGGCGCCGTGGGGCAGGGCGGGGTCAGTCCTCGGACACTTCAATGACTCGCACCTCCTCTCCGAATTGGATGGCGCCATACCAACTATCACGAATCATCTGCATCAGATCGCGCGTCTCGTCAAGCGCCTCCTGGTGGTCCTCGGTGTCGGGGTGGTAGATCACCTGAAATCTGACTGCGAGTGCCATCGCCCCTACTCCCCCTCCCTCAAAATCCACTGCTCGACGCGGCCAGCGGTCTCTAGGATGGACGTCGCCGAGGATCCGGGCAGCACGACCCTCGCAGCGGCCTGGAGCGCAGCGCACCTGACCGCGATGCGGTCCACCGCGGGCGCGGGGGTGGCGGCGTTGAGGATGAGGAGGGCTTCAGTCGCTAAGGCTCGGTAGCGCGTGGGGAAGCCGCCGCCGGGCTCTCCGTTGTCATGATCGGTAGTGTCCACGATCTCCGTCAGGATCGCCGTGAGCTGCGAGCGGGTCTTGTCGTCCATCAGGCCTCCTCGTGCTCGTGGTGCCGGCCGCGCTCGTGGCGGCCCCGGCGGGGGTGGTGTTAGTCGACATGACGCCAATGCCGACCAGCGCAGATCGCCTCAATTGTCTCCTTGCTGACTCCGTAATCGATACCGATCAGTCGGCATATTTCTCCATTGGAGCGACGCATCCGAATCTCACGAACCTGACTCGCAGTCAACTTTGCGTTGTATATCTGCTCGCCGCGCAGGATGGACTCGGGATGGAGGGCCGTGCCGTTTCTTCCTTTAGCGACCATATCGGCAGCGTTCGCGGCAGCATCTCCCGCGAACAGGTGGCTCCCTCGAACGCAGGGAGGATTATCGCAATGGTGAAGAACATCCAGGCCAGAGGGGATCGGTCCGACTTGGATCGTGTATCCGAAACGATGAGCGGTCGTCTTGCCATTGGCCCAGAAGTGACCATAGCCCGTTTGCAGCCGTGCAGCGGTCCAGACCCAGCACGGGCCAAGGTCTGGGCGGTGAGGCGGGATGGGGCCGTCCTTGTCCACCTTTCCCCAGAAGCGCTCTAGGATCGGACGCCTCTCCTTCCCCTCCATCGACCGCCAGTAGCAGGACTGGGAGCAATACACCGGATGGTTACTTCGGTAGCCTCTGAATTCCACCTTGCATTGAGGGCACGTCTGGCTAATCATCAAAACGCGTCCTCTAGTGCGCTGTCTTGATACATCCTGTCGTACGCCGCCGCGTTGGCGGCACGCCGCTCGACCCGCTGCTGTGCGCGATCGGCCTCAGCCTTGATCGCCTCGACGTGGGCGCAACGGCCACGGTACTGATACGAAGGACACGTGCAGCCGAGCGCGGCTGCCATGTACGTCTCGCCCTTGCTCCCGGTGAACAGGACGAAAACCAGTCCGTCTGATGCTCGCACGCCCCGCGACCACGACTGCGAACGATCCAACAAAAGCTCCGCGTGTGCCTGTAAACTGCTGGGGCCATCTTCGCCCTCCTACGGCGTGTGGTCGTGGGTCGGGGCCTGAGTAGAGATCAGGCCCCGACTGTTTGGTGTTTAGCGGACTTCGTTCTTCGTTCGGGCGCAGTGGTCGCAGAGGGTTTCTCGGCGGACGATGCCATCGCCGCAGAGGATCGAGCGAACGCGGATGCTGGCGTCGCCTGACCGATCAAAGATGGTCGGTGTCTGAGCGGTGCATCCGACGCATCCGAGTGAGTGCATCGGGAGTGCCCTGGTCGCTGCCTTCATGTCCTGCTCCTCGGCGGCTCGTGGCTGTCTGTGTTCCTGACCTGAGATCAGTATACACCCCTATCTACCTATTGTCAAGGGTATCTAGATACCAATTGTGCTATACTCGAACCATGAGGATGAAGTCGGGCGTACTGACTGAGTTTCAACAGGCCGTAATGGGGGCGATTGGAGACGACGAGGTGTACGGCACGCAGATCGCGCGGACGTTAGGGCTCCGTCCCAACGCGACCGGCAGCGGCTACAGCAGGCTCTACCGCACGCTGCATCGACTCAGCGCCCTCGGGCTCGTGACGAGCCGGATGGAGCCTGCACGGGATGCTGAACGCGAGAGGCGCCCACGTCGACGCCTCTACCGCGCCTCGCGCCGGCAGCATGGGGATGGTGAGTGATGGAAGTCGGTGACACGGTCAGGCTGATGTGCCCGCTCACGGGAGCGTTCTGTGGCCTCGTGCGCATCGTACGCATACCGCCGGTCGAGTGCGGACCGTATACCGTCTTTGCCGAGACGCCGATACTCGACTGGCTCTCGACAGGGGATCGCGGCGAATACCCCCACCGCATGCACTACGAGATCGGCCACCGCTTCAATGCCGAGGCTGAAGAGTTGTCACCAACGCTGGACGCCGCCCGCGTGCCGCCCGCCGATGGCGAGGAGGAGACGTGATGAGCGAGACAGGTTTTTTGGAAGAATGCTGTTGGACCTTAGAGCGGCAGGATTGCAAAGGCAAGGGCTGCCGCTGCCGGTGCCACAGACCGCTGACCACGCATCGCCTGGAGTCCTACTGCGCGCCGGGTGGGAAGTGCTCGATGATTCACCCGTGCCACCATCCAGGCTGCACCATTCCGCCTGATCGACATCCGACATAGCCCCTGCCGCGCCGGGCGTGGTGCCCATCACCACAAGTCGGTGATGGAATCGTCGTGGATGTCGTTTTTCGTCGTATCTGCCGCATATGCCGTCACCCGCGACTCGTTACTCGATAGGCTATCCGTCCAACGGTTGACAGGGTTTCGGCGTACCTTGTCAGACCTCGGCGCCAGCACCAAAGTCGGTGATGGCGGGCTCAGAAACGGCCGAAAACAGGGCTCCGAGGGCCCTGGCGCCTCTCCGCTCGTCGGCGTTGATGAGATGGCTGTAGGTGCTGAGCAGCGTACCGACGGTATGCCCGAGCTGCGCCGCAACCTCCACGGGTGAAACCCCGGCCGCCAGCATGGTGCTCGCCGCCGCGTGTCTCAGCGAATGCTGCGGCAGCCGCCTGACACCGGCGCGGTCACAGATCCGCTGGACGACCCGCCAGTAGGTCGTGCCACTGTAGGCGCGGTCGTGCGGATCGCCAAACACCAGGCGCTGCGACGGCTTCTGACGGGCGCGGTGCGCGGTCAGGACCGGCACCAGCTCGTCAGGCAGATCGACGGTCCTGTGCTTGCCACTCTTGGTCGGGCCGATGGTCTGCTTGCCGTTGTTCATGCTCTTGGTGATGCTGATCCGCCGCTCTCTGAGATCGACGTCGGCCCAGGTCAACGCGCGCAGCTCGCCGAGGCGGGCGCCGGTCCCGATTGCTATCTGAAACCAGACGGCATGCCGATCGCGCTGACAGGCCACGAGCAGGCGGGCAACCTCTTCCCGCTTCCAGGCTCGGGCCGGCTGATCGACGGCGCGCGGCAGCTTCACGTCGCGGAGATGGTTGTGGTCGATGAATCGGCGTATGGCTGGCTTGAGCAATGAGTTGATGGCCTGCCGCCAGACGCGGACTCTGGAGCGTGCCCAACGGTCAAGCAGGACGTTGGTCAGCATCTGCCAGTCGTCGAGCGTCAGATCAGCCAGCGGACGGCTTGCCAATGGAGCACACGCCGCGACGTAGCGGGTGTAGTTCTCCTGCGTGCTGGGCCGGTAGCTCGGCCACTGCAACGCCAGTTGACGGTTCAGCCACACGCCGAGGGTGAGCGTCTGGTGCTTCGGCTCACCGGCAGCCCAGGCTTCGGCAAGGGCGCGGTCAGCGAACGTCCTAGAGGGTCGGTGCTGCGTGCCGTGCTCACGGGCCCTGATCGCCTGCCAGCGGCCTGATGGCAGCAGCCTGACCGTGCCGGAGCCGCGTGCTCGTTCGTGTGGTCGAGGCTGTGGCTTGCGGCGGCGTGGCATCAGCCGTTGAGGCCGACCTCGTAGTGCTCGACGTGGCGGCAGATCGTGACCGTGAGGGCTGTTGTGTCGTCCTGTTCTATACGCGCCAGGATGCGGTCCAGCCGGACGAGCGCCTGCCCGAGTTTGGGGCCGAAGCGCTCGACCAGCGCCTGGGCGATGTCGGCCGAGTCATCGCCACACAGGCCCAGTCGTCGCGCGAGATAGGACGTAGGCACGCCAAGCGCCTGAGCCAACCTGGGCAGATCCTGGACGGTGAATCGGTTCCGCCCCTGCTCGTACGCGGCGATGTTGCCTTCTTCAGATCCGTACTTTTCCGCGACCTCTCGCTGGGTCAGGCCGCGTTCGGTACGCACAGCCTTGAGCGCCTGGCCCATTCGTCGCGAGACTGCGTCGCTGCGCTTTGGCAAAGTCGCCTTCCGTCATCCGATGTACTTCTAGTGATAGTACACCATCGCTATTGACGGCCCCTGTATTTAAGAGTACAGTTGGTGTACCCTAAGTTCTGCGCTTGCATGGGAAGGAACTGTACTGTGGGTTCAGAGACCAAACAGAGAGTACAGACGACGATCCTGCTGGACCCTGACCAGGAAGCAGCAATCCGAAGTCTGTCCGTCCAATGGGGCGACGCATCGCTCGCCAGTGTCGTGCGGCGCCTCCTTGCCGAGGCTCTTACGGCCCGCCGAAATGCTCCGGAGCCACGCTCAAGCGAGGTGGCGTGATGCAGTTGACGCTCACGCTGATGACGCCCGAAGAGGCAGCGGCCACGGTCGAGAAGATCAAGTCAAGCCTGGAGGACATCCGGGCCATGCTCTTCGATCTCAGGGAGCGCCAGGGCTGGAAGGCGCTCGGCTACCCGACCTGGGAGCGCTTCATCGTCGAAGAGTTCACGATGAGCAGGCGCCATGCGCATCGCCTCCTGAATGCGTATATGGTCGAGCGCATCCTGGCGCCCGAGTACGAATTGGGACCAATTGGTCCCACGTCAATTCCGGAATCGCACGCCCGTGAGCTGGCGCCGCTGGTCAATGACCCTGACGCGCTCCGCGAGGTCTACGAGCAAGTCCAGGTCGAGACCGGTGGCAAGCCTACGGCTGCTGCCTACCGCGGGGTTGTCCAGGGGCGCGACTCCGATCCTGACTTCGCTGACGACTACGTCGAGGACGTGAGCCAGGAATACGAGGACGACGAGGACACGGTCGCCGATGCCGTCGCGGACGGCTACGTGCTGCCTCCGCGAGGGCTCAGGCCGGCGCGGAAGGCGTGGCACGCGGCGCTTGCACCGAGCCTGTACGAGCGCATCCCGCCCGAGGACGTGATCGCCACTGCCGAGCCGAAAGAGCTTGCACAGAGCCTCGGCTCTATCGAGCGCTCCATTGGGTACCTGGGGCTTCTCCTCAAGGAGGGCCGTCGTCGTCTGGGCCATGCTCAGTTGGAGGTCGTGCAGTGAAACCTGCCGAGAAGCCGAAGCCGAAGAAAAAGAAGATGACGATCAGTCAGGCATTCGACACAGCCTACGACGTCTGTATCGAGGATCAAGCAAAGCATGGCGACGTGATGGTGGCGGCGCTCCAGGCAGCGATGGTGACCCACGTTAAGGCCACGTATCCCAGGGTCATCAGAGCAGAGCGTGAACGCATGCTGGCGCACGAGGCAGTGGCCTCGGTGGAACGACGCACATCCAACTCACGACCATCGGCGAAGCAGATCCAACGCATGAAGGAGCGCGCCAATGGTGTCCAGCCGCCGCTCTTCCCGACGCTTGCTGAGGCACTCGAAGAACGCTACCCGATGCCTGATGGGCGCCTCGTTCCGCTCGGAGAGATGACGGCTGACGATCTGCTGAAGGCCATCCTCGTGCGTCGGAAGGGCATCGACGAGGATCGAGTCATCCTCGAACGACTGGAGAGCATGCACGCGGCGATGGTCAAGCAGAACCTTACGACCGTCCGAGCGCTGCTGGCATGACCGCGCCATCGCTCCCCACCACCCCGCTATTGACCGTCCGCCAGGTGGCGGACATCCTCACCCTCTCCGAGTCGACGGTCAAGGCGCTCGCCCGCTCAGGCAAGCTCGCGGCCTATCGGACGGGTGGCTGCTGGCGCTTCGATTCAGCGGACGTTCGGGCGTACCTCGCGAGCGTCTGGACCGGCTGGCCGACGAGCACCGGAGCAGACGAGATCGACCTCGACGTGCCGCTGCCGAAGGGTTTCAAGCCCGTCGACTTCGAGGCGTTGCTTCGGAAGCAGGCCCGCCGATGACCGTCCAGACCACGCCATCCGCCGCGGCTGCCATAGGCTGTGCCGGCCGTCGCTGGAAAGAGGCAGACCAGGAGTTCGTGCGGCACCAGCGTGTCTGCCGTCGGTGGCAAACCGGGCGGCCGTGCCGCGAGTGCGATCGGCTGGAGGTCGCGACCAACCTCACCAGCCGTGCCTACGCCCGCGCCCTAGAGCAGCAAACAGCCCCGTAGCTCGCGACTCCGGGGCTGAAGAAAGGACCAGGAAGTGGCTGATCCGTGTACCGATTCTACCATCGTTCGCCCGGCCTGGGTCGCCGAGATCGCACGGTCCGTCTACGAGGACGAGATCGTTTCAGGCGGGCTCGTCAACTACGCCGACCTCGCTCAGAGCATGCCGACCTGTCGGTGCATCTGCGCCAACGTGCTGCGCCTCGTGGCGTTCGACCTCCCAACGGTCGCCGAGCTGGAGGTGAGCGATGGCTGAGTGTCGGAACTGTGCAGCACTCAAGGCTGCCCTCGCCGAGGCGCTAGAGGCCATCGGCGAATACTGCGCGGCTGATGTCGAGGTGGAGCCGTGGCTGCAAGCCGTTGTCGCCAGAGGTCGCGCCGCTCTTGATGCCGCCCCTCACTCGGAGGGCAACGATGGCTAAGCACTGGACGCACCCGCTCGCCCCCTGGCCAGCCGACGTCGAGACCTGGGCTCGGTTTCTGGCTGAGGTCGACGAGCGTATCCGCCGTATGCGGATCGAGTGCGGCCACGGTTCAGGAGGCTGGAGGACGTTTGAGCCGCCGCTGAAGACGACACAGCCAAGGCTGCTGCCAGTCGGGCGTGTGGCGCCGTGGACGGACATCGCCAGAGACGCGCACGGCCGATTCCGACGGAGGACAGCGTCGTGAGCGTTTCTCCGATGGCGTCCGTGGCTGAGATCGCCGATGCCTGGAAGCGGCCGGGCTGCTCGGAGTTCTGCTGGAAAAAGCCCGCGCTGGTCTCTGGCGAGCACGACAAGCGCTTGATCGAGGTTCACGATGTCGATGCTCACGAGGCGTATGCCAGAGCGCTAAGCGTGACGCCGGTGATCGAGACCGGGCCGCTGGTGATCGACCGTCGGATGTGTACGGCGACCGTCTGTGGGCAGCGCATCCATCTGATGGCGCGGGAGTACGGACTGCTGCTGGCTCTCGCCGAGAGCCTCGGGTCAATGTGTTCTCGGGAGCACCTGCTGGCGCGCGCGTGGGGGTCAGGGTACGAGCACGATTACCACGTCCTGCGTGTGACCGTCGCCAGGCTGCGCGGCAAGCTCGGATCTGCTCGGAATCTGATCGAGACGAACATGATGCACGGGTACGTCTTGCACGCGGTCACGGCGGGTGCCGACGCGCCGACCGGGCCGCTCCTGTCTCCTGGTCTGACGGTCTACGTCCCGCGCCCAGGACTCGGACCGCGTCAGGACGAGCTGCTGCGCATCCTCCAGGCGGTACCTGACCACCGTCTGTCAGTGGCATCTGCCGCTGCCCAGGTGTTTGGGTTCAACTCCGCTGACACCCGGCATCGAGTGCGTGATTCAGCGTCGGGGATCAAACGCCCCGTCGTGGTCAAAGAGCGGGTCGGACCGTTGCCGGGTGGTGGCGAGATCTGGATCGAGGAGGGGTCATGAGCAGTACGCCGATTCCGATTCGCCCGCCATGCAGGGGCCACGATGCCTGGACCGAGGAGGACTGGAACACCCTGGCGACGGCCTATGCCAGCCTGGAGCGGTTGTATGTGCTGCTGGCCGAGGAACACCGGCGGGCGACGACCAGGCGCATGTGGTGGGACTTCTGGAGCTTCGCCCTCGGCGCCCTGGCGATGGCGATCGTGATCGCGCTCCTGGCGAGCACCAGATGACGAACGTGTGTGTATTTCTGCCGGGAGGGCAACCGTCATGAGCGCTGAATTGAGCGTCGTTCCATCGAGTAGCCAGGAGGTCGACCTGACCGCTATCGAGCGCGTCATCGTCTCGGGCGATCTGAGCAAGCTCAGTCCAGACGAACGGTGGGACTACTATCGAGGCGTCTGCCGCAGCGTCGGGCTGAATCCATTTACCCAACCGTTCCTGTACATCACGCTGAGCGGGAAACTGACGCTCTACGCCACCAAGGGCGCGACCGATCAGCTCCGCCGCCGCTACCACGTCTCGATCTCGAAGCCCGACGTGACGCTTGAAGACGGGCTGTGCATGGTCAGCGTCATGGCGACCGACCCGACTGGACGCACCGATGCCGAGCTGGGCATCGTGCCGATCGAGGGCCTCACGGGCGATACCAAAGCCAACGCCATTCTCAAGGCGATCACGAAGGCGAAGCGCCGCGTGACGCTGTCGATGTGCGGGCTCGGGATGCTTGACGAGTCCGAAGTCGAGACCATTCGCGGGGCCGAGTATTCGACGCTCGAGCAGATGCACGGCGAGGCGCAGCCGACCGAGGCCGAAGAAGAACGCGCCCGCGCGATGGTCGGCGATGAGGCAGAGCCATCGCAGCGTGAGAAGGACGAGGCCACATTCAAGGATCTCGCTAAGCAGTGCGTCTTGCAGGGGCACCCCAAGAAAGAGAGGATCGCGGCCGTTGATCCGTCGACGCTGACGGATGGCGTCCTGTCGAAGTCCATCAAGGATCTTGAAGCATGGCTTGCGGCTGACCCGGAAGCCTTCTGAGCATGACTGCCGTCACCTGGCCCGCGTCCATCTACGAGCTGGACGCGGGCATCGGCCTGGCTGTGTGCGTGAGCCACCGTGGAGAGCACATCTTCCACGGTGGCGGCTGTGTGGCGTTTGCTGCGCAGAGGCAGCCGAAGAGTCTGCGTGTCCGCATCGCTGGCCAGGACCGGCCGGCGCCGCCACCGGAGCCGCTGGTGGATGAATCCCGGCTGGCGGCTGGGATAGCTATGGCGCTCGATCAGTTGATGCTGTGCCGGCGTGAGGCTCGGTCGTCATCTGCCCCTCAGCCCCCATCGGAGCCAACGGTGCCCCCGAACGGGTCGGGCATTCTGGATCGGTACCGTGAGTGAATGACTACCATCGTCAGGGCAACGTCCTGCTCAGAACCGTGCTGGTCAGCGAGAAGATGGGGCTGGTCTTCCGGGCACTCGACGTTCAGAAGCAGCGAACCGGCGTGCATGCCCGCGTCGAGATCGCGGTGAACGGCGTGGTGCTGGCCTGGGGCGTCATCAACACCGACAAGGACGAGGACCGGGTGCGGATCGGCAACTCGGCCAGCCGTCAGCTCAACGGCAACGGCCGCGGCGAGGTCTATCCTGGCAGTTACCTCAAGAAAGATCTCGACGACTTCTGCCGTGGACTCTGGGAAGCTGAACTCGGGCGGTTCGACATTGGGCCGAAGGGTGGCCTGCCTGCCGCTCCACCCGATGCGATGCTCAAGCCATTCATCATGCGCGGCGGCGGCACGATCTGCTTCGCGCCGCCAGGTCGAGGAAAGTCGTGGACAACCTACCTCTGGGCCGTCTCGCTTGACGCTGGCGTCAGCCGGCTCTGGCCGGTGCATCAGTCCAGAGTTTTGCTCGTCAATCTTGAACGCTCCGAGCAATCCGTCCTCCAGCGCATCGGCGCGGTCAACCAGGCGCTTGGACTCCCACGCCATCGAACCCTGGACATCCTCACCGCTAGAGGGCGTTCACTCGACGACGTCTTGCCATCGGTGGAGCGCTACGTCCAGACCGAACGGATCGACCTTGTGTTACTGGACTCGCTCTCAAGAGCCGGCATGGGCGACCTGAACGACAACCAGCCGGCAACGCGGATCACCGACAGGCTGAACGCGGTCTGCCCGACCTGGGTTGCCATCGGGCATACGCCCAGGGCCAACGACGAGCACGTCTTCGGCTCGATGCACTTCGAGGCTGCCGCGGATGTACTGGTCAAGCTGAGCTCTCAGCAGGATCAGCATGGCGGAACGCTCGGCATCGGGCTGGAGATCACCAAGGGGAACGATCTGCCGCGGTCCTGGTTCAAGCTCCAGACACTCGCGCTGGAGATGGACGAGGAGCAGGGGTTGGTTGGCGTGCG